ACAACTATGGCAAAAAACGGGGACTAAACTACCCTTTTCAAGTTCGGAGTTTCTGCAAGTGCAAACCGAACCTATAACAGGCGGTTGGCGCAATTTTAAGTAATCCCAAACAACCCACTCGTAATCAAACTCATCAGGTGAAACACTTATTAAGCCTCTATTCCAAAGAGAGTGCATAAATTCAATTAATTCTTTTTCTTTCATTGTTCATTGTCTTTAATTAAAAAACTGCGCCAACCGCCTAACCGTTATGTGCAATAAAATTTTTAATAATTATTTTCCCCACCGCACAGTTAAAAAGTTAAAATAGTTTGTTTCGTATTGTCATTGAAATTTTTCTTTGCTGCATTGTAGTAATCCTCATTTATTTCTAATCCTGTTAAATTCATTCCTGCATAGTGAGCAGCGATAGCAATATTTCCGCTTCCAAGATGCGTGTCAAGAATATTCATTCCTTGGGTTGCGTATTCGCTCAATATCCATTTATACAATGCTACTGGCTTCTGTGTTGGGTGTATTCTGTTCATTGGCTCCATCCATCTGTTTACAACTCTTGTGGCTGTTTCAAATGAAGTCCACGCAATTTCAATATCGCTAAATCTGTTCATTCCGTTTAATTTATCCCACACTAATACGCATTGGTGCGGTTGTAAATAATTTACAAAATATTGCATCCCGAAAATGATTTGATTTTTACTTACTCTAAATAATTCGTTAAAGTATTTTTCATCTGGTCTATCGCCTAAACTTATTCCAGTTCTTCCACCTCTGTCAAGACGCTGAAAAGATTTTGTTCCTCTGGTTGAACAGAAAGTATTTCCTGTCATTCCGTATGGCGGGTCGCATATTGCTAAATCAAACTGGTTGTCCTTGCAAGTTCTCATATACTCTAAGCAATCTGTATGTATTAATTCAATCAAAATAAAATAGTTTAAAAGTTAAAAGCCAACGCAAAAAATAATTATTAAAAATTTTACAGTCACATAACAGCACCTAACCAAAATTGGCTGCTTAGTGGTAAATTGAACTGTATTGCTTCGTATAATCATTTGTGCTTGTTTAAAAGTTTGTGCTTCGTAATCGCCAACTTCGGTTAGCTGCATCACGTTATGCCTCAGTTTGCTCTGGTTTATCAATCGAGCAATAAATACATTTCATAAATCCATTAAAATCATCATAAATATGGTTGCAAACCGAAGGCATAACAGCGGGTTTATTTAATAAATTTACTTGCTGTGTAGCATATTCATTCATGGCATCAAGAACTGACAAGTAAGCAGCCACGTGTATATGCTCATTGGTAATTCCTTTTTTATCAAAGTGCTTCTTTAGTATTTCTTCTTTAGTTTCCATTATTATTAGTTTTTAAGTCGTAAATTTTCTAAACAAACCCGCAGCCGTTATAACCAATAGCTACGATACTGCTTCGTAACGAACTTTTAGCCCTAAATACATGGCAATAGTATGTTCTATAATCGCCCCCTTGCTATCAATCCAATTTGAAAGCATGAATATTTCATCACATTCACAAAGGGCTTTTACATCTTCTTTCATGTAGCTATGCCAGCTTTTATCGTGTTGGTGGTTTAATGTCATTGGGTTTACTGTTTCAAAGCCCTTTGCTTGTAGTTCTTTTTCAGCCTTAGAAAATAATTCGGGGGCTTCATTTTCGATGCCCGAAATTTTACCGCTGATGTAAATTTTTGTTGCCATGTATTTTATCGTTTTTAAATTAAGTTTCTACTAATTAACCGCTACTGGTTATAACAGCGGTTTTGTGCTATGTTGAACATTGTTACTTCGTATTCGCCACCTTCGGCAATCTGCCAACCGTTATCTGCAAGCGGGTGAACTGCTCCGATTGAAGATTTGTGGAAATAATTTTTTATTTTTTCTTCCCTCCCTCTTTTGCCCTTGGGGGCAATTTGGTTTTGGCGAGTTCTTCCAATTTCGCTTCCACGTAATTTTTAAAGTTCGTTCCGTTTTCAATTGCCTGAATTGAAAGAGCCTTTACGGCTTCATCGGATAAGTCTATGTTCTTTCTCATTTTATAAGTGATTTGTTCCCTCAGGTGCGTTTTTCTGCATCATCGTTCTTACTTTTTGTCTTTGCCCCTCTCCTGATGGATACGAAGTTTTAAAATCAACTCCATTACCTGCACTTCTTCCATTTGCTTCACGAAATTCTTTCGCACGATATTGTTTTCCATTTGCTTCTAAAAAATCAATAATTGCAGGTAAGATTTCCTCTTTGTGTTTTTGAATTAAATCGCAAGCTGTATCATTGATATAACAAGGTGTTTTTGCCCCACCGTGCAAAGCAAGCGATAAACCAATCCAACCAGCGTATTTTTCATACGCTTTTCCATCGTTTGGATTTACTGCTTTGCAGTTCATTTTTACGCCTTTTGCTTCTCCGTTCATTGGAGTGCTTCCAACTTGCCAAAAAATTTCCAAGTTGTCGTTTTTGAAGATGATGTTTGAATTTTCCATTTTTCTATTTTTATAAGTGATTATTATTTTCTCATTGTTGGGTTGAAGCCTTCGTTTTTTACCCAAGTCTTGTAAATTGGATGCCAAACGTTTCCTTTTTCTTCTTCTTTTTCAGCACTGTAAGCCATTAAATCAGCAAGTTTTGGTTTTTTAGTTCCGTACATTCTCAAATTTCTTTCTTCCTCTGCTTTCTTTTGAGCTTCTCTTTGTGGGCGATTTTGCTCATAAGCCATATTCATAATAAATGACTTCAAAAGAGTTTTTGTGTTTTTTGCTTCATTTGCCCTGAAAATATCAGCTTCGTGATTTTCAGCCCAGTTTAAAAAGTCAATCATTTTAACTTTTACATCTTCTGATTTCCAAATCTTGAAAGTCCATTTGATGCTTGAAATGATGCTTTCTCTGTTGTTGCTTAATATTTCTTTTACAGTTGCCATTTTGTTCTTGTTTTAAATTGATAGTACAAATATACATCGTGTATATGATATACACAAGTTTTTGAGCAACTATTTTTAAAATATTTTCTAAGTCGTTGATTTTCAATAAGAATAATTTTACCCACCGCACAAAAAAATAAAAAATTACCGTGCTTCGATTAAAGATTTCGGGTGAAAATCCGCCAGCGGGTAACACGTGCTATAAGAAATAGCGGGTTCTGTGCTTGGTTCAAGTTCTGTAATTCTATTTGTCATTTGTCTTAAATTGAAAGTTTAGTAATTCTAATCCGCTACTTCTCATAGCACCATACGTTAGTGGCAATAATTTTTAAAATAAATAAAAGCCACCGCACCCCCGTTACTCATAATCTTTGTAGTAATATTTATCAACTAATTCTTTGCATTTTTTAGTAACATATTCAAGTGTCCAGTTTTGCTTGTATCCATCTCTAAATCGTTCTTCTCCTTTAGCCATCCAAGTAATTTCAAATGCAAAGTTTTCAAAATCTTTCTCCATTTCACTCAAATATGAATTTGCTTCAAGCAACTCAGTAACATCATATCCATTTTTATACAGCCATAACACAACCTTTGTATTATCAAAATGGAGTATGCAATTATCTTGTCCGTTATGATATTCAATTCCGATAATTGAACGCATTCCAAATGTTACTTGTTGCTTTCCATCATCGGTAATCTTTGGTTCAAATGATAATTTTCTAAACCAATTATCTTTGTCCTTTGGGTAAGCAAATTCTAATATTTGTTTTGCTTCATCTTCTGTTAATTCTTTAATGTTTTTTGCCATCGCTTTTTTTATTTATTTTAAAAATTACAGACCACTATGCAAAGTTAATCATTAATTTGTGAAAGTCAAGTTATTTATAAACTTTCTTATAAATTTAGAATGATTCTAAATAAGAAAATCGGTTGTGTAAATGGATTATATGTGTTATATTTGAACTAAAATCAAGAATGAGAAATTTAATAATATTAGTAATATTTGTTCATCTGGCTATCGGGTGCAGTCGAAAGTCTGCACCTACTATTATCTATCAAGATAAGATAGTAAAATCAGTTGATACCGTAAAAATACAAAGTAGAGTAACCGATACAATACCATGCGATGACTTTGAGATTTACATAGAAAATGAAGTCCACGACACTGTTTATTTAAAAGTATTAGATAAGGTCGTTTCTGTTAAGTATGTAAAAACAACAGACACAGTATTCAGAGAAACAATTATAGTACAACCGACACCGAGAAAATCAGTTATTAAAACCGATAATTCCGTAAAAGCTAAAAAAGGTTCTATAATTGGTGACGGAAATGTAATGACTACAAAAAAACCTGATAAGTTTTGGTTAGGCGTATTGTGTGCAACAGGATTCTTTTATTTACTTGGTTTTGGATTGTCGGTACTGCAAAGATATGTACCTATATCAGTTTTTATAGTCGGAATAATTAGAAGATTTTTACCAAACGGACAATGATAAAATATATTCAAGATGACCGAGCCGATAGAAATAAGCAAAGGTGTTTTTATAGTAGATTTAAAGAAATTTACCGATATTTACAACGCTCGAAAAGATTTATTGTCGATACTATCGGATGGAGTAAATGATAGAATGGAACTTTATAAAACTAAAACAAATGATAACAACACAGCAACTAATATCTAAGTACGGAAAGCCAACAGAAAGCGGTGTTCCTTATTTAACTACAATAACGCTACCTTATCCAATGCGTTTAGCATGGGACTTGGATACTAAGGTAACTAAAATGCGTTGTCATAAGTTAGTAGCTGGTAAATTCATTAAAGTATTCAGCGAGTTATTAAGTGTTTATGGATTAGAAAAAATACAAGAATTAGGTATCGATATTTACGGCGGTTGTTTTAACTTCAGAAATATGCGTGGCGGTTCTGATTATAGCCGTCATTCATGGGGTGTTGCAATAGACTTAGATCCTGAAAGAAACCAACTAAGAGAAACAAAGAAAACAGCACGATTTGCACGACTTGAATACAAGCTAATGATTGACATATTCTACAAACATGGGTTTATTGGATTAGGTGTTGAAAAGGATTATGATTGGATGCATTTTGAAATAAAAGAATAACGCTGTGAAGCGAAGTATGGGATTAGTAGTTTAGTTCCCCAATTTGGTTTTTTGTGATTTTCAGAGTCGGTATTTTTATGCCGACTTTTTTATTTTTAATTTGCACAATTAAATATTTTGTCTTATATTTGCAGTATGAAAAATTTAAATACACAACAACATCAACAACTGCGCCCCATTAGCGAGTTAGAGATTGCTGTGTAAATACACGATATATATTTTTTGGATATAGCAGTCTCTACGAAAGTAGGGACTTTTTAATTTTAACGAGGAGTGACAAAATTTGGTTACGTGCTCGCCTTGGAAGCGAGAGACTGTAGGTTCGAGTCCTACCTCTTCGACAAAGAATAGTTGGGTTGTGAAACTTCTAAAAAAGATATAATCAGCTAAAAGGGAGTTAACTGCAAAATGTGTAGCGTAGCGTAATGGTAGCGCATAATTGATGGCAGTTAAGGCGGGGGTTCGAATCCACTCGCTACACCTAAAACGAGGCGTCATTATACGCCTACCTTTAGCACTCAACTATTCTAATTTTATCCTTTAGTGCAACGGTAGCACGGCAGACTTTGACTCTGCAAATTGTGGTTCGAATCCATGAAGGATAACATTAAATGGTGATTTTAGTGTAATGGTTAGCACGCAATCCTGTGAAGATTGTATTATCGGTTCGAGTCCGTTATTTCACCCTAAATGGACAATTAGTTTAAGGGATAGAATATGTGGCTACGAACCATAAGATAGCAGTTCGATTCTGTTATTGTCCACTATGCCGAATTGATGGAATGGCAGACATAGCAGTCTTAGAAACTGTGGCATTTATGCATAAGAGTTCGAGTCTCTTATTCGGTACTTTTTATTTGTATTATCAAAAACTTTGTTTATTTCTTATTTAGAATCATTCTAAATTTCATTATTTTGCTAAATTTGTTTAGATATTACTTGACAAATACAAATTGTTGATGTATCTTTACTTCATCAAATAACAATCACAATTTAAATCAAATCAAAATGAAAAGTTTATCAAAATTCGCAGAAATTAAAGTACAGGCACAAAAAGCAGTTAAAGAAAATTCAAACTTACCAGCACCTGAATTTAAAAACTGGTATGGTGAAATAGAAAACGAAACTGAAAAAGCTATAAAAATAGAAGGTGTTTGGATTCCAAAATCAGTGTGTGGTTCTTTTATAGGTAAAGAAAAAATTACTGGAATTGAAGTTAAAACTTGGTTTCACGATAAGAACTATAAATAGCCTTAAAAAAAAACGAGCGCACGATAATCAGTCGTGCGCTCTCACAACAAAACACAAAAAAAATGGAACACACTAAAGGAAAGGTTGAAGTAAGATATAACATGATATTATCTAAAGACAAAAATGATTTTACGATTGCATCGGTAGGTACAATTGGTATTCCAAAAACTGAAGTATATGCAAATTTATCACTAATAGCCGACGCATTCAATACCACAAACAAATCAGGATTAACTCCAAGTCAGTTGTATAAACAGAATCAGGAATTGTTGGAGGCATTGAAAGAATTGGTATATGAATTAACAGGTGAACAAGAATGTGAAGATGAATTAGAAAAAGGATTAGGCATTACATTAGCAATGAGAGTAAGGCAAGCACAACAAGCCATTAACAACGCAAAAACAAAATAATGACAATCAAAGACCAAATAAAAGAATCCTGCGCTAAATTAAAGGCTTTCAGGAAATCTAAAAAAATAACTCAACAGAAAGTTGGCGAACAAATGGCACGAATAGAGAACCGAGAAAAAGATTACTGCCGCTCTTATGTTTCACTAATTGAGTCAGGAGAAATAAATATATCGTTACACGTTCTATTTACTTACTGCGATGCAGTTGGTGCGTGTGCTGAAATAACTCTTAAATAAATTTGCGTATATCATATCTATGTACTATATTTGCAATAAAAAGATGAGATTAACAAGACAAGCAATTGCAACTATCCGTAAGAACGCAGAATGTAAGCGTGAATTAATGTACCAACTTGAAATAAGTTATACGACTATTTACCGTTGGTTAGAATCAAACAATGCTAATAACGACTTCACAAAGGCATTGTCATTGAAGATAATCAGCGAAACGACAGGACTTACAAATGAACAAATTTTAGAACAATAAAAATGGCAAATTTAGATAGATATATTTTTAAAACAGAGTCAAAAATGATTAGTTTTTTAAAGACACATGGTTTTAAGACACCATTTTCAAGAATTGTTAATGTATTATTTGAATTTGGAGAAGATGATGAAAATGAACCTTATATAGTAAATTGTTTAATAGATAAAATGAGTAACACATGGATAAGCAAATAGAAATAATAATCATTCAAAGGGTTTTAATTGAATTACTTTCTCTTAAATCAGAAATGAACGAAAATACTAATTTAACAAAAGCAGAAATTAGATGTTTGATTGATGCACAAATCTCAAAAAATGAAGTTAAATTAGAAAAATTAAAAGTAATAGATTAGGGTTGTTAGGGTCGGGAGTTTCTAAGTTAGGGTTTACGTTTCATTTTTCCCGACCCGCTTTTTTAAAATCACAAAATAAATCACAATGCAAACATACATAGCATATCTATTTAACACCAGATTGGGTGAGTTGCAAGGCAGAACATACCAAAGCGCACTTAACAAAGCTAAAAAGCTATTTAAGCATAACCAAATTACAATCAGAACTAAATACACATTATGACAAATTTCCACGACTTACCCGATAACACAGAAAAGCCTATAAAAACAATAGACGCTAAATTCTTTTTATTAGCAATGTTTATTATTCTTGTTTTGGCTTTTATTTGCTCACAATTTTTAGATTAAACGAAATGGAAATAAGACAATCAAAAGTAAAAGAAAGCGTAGATGCTGAAATAAAAGAACTTACTAATCAGATACAAAAACTTACTGATAAAAGGAAAGAACTTTTAAAATACAAAAAGCAACTTAGAATACAACAGCTAAAATACTGCAAAGGATTAATTGATTTTGTTTCCGAAAAATTAGGATATGATGTATCTAAAAAGACAAAGAAATTAGAATACAGCAATGCAAGATTTGTTATTGCAAATCATTTTCTACCATACAATACAAATAAAAAAGACAATATACCTTTAACGATTTGTGAAAGCGTATTAAATATATCTCATGCTACTGTTTTGCATGGTGTGAAAATGTATAATAAATACAAAGAAACAAATGATATTCAATTTATGGTATTATCAGACAAAATAGAAGATATAATTAAACAATATGACAAAGCAAAGACAGAGCCTAATTCAACAGGCATTCAGGTTGAATGCAGTAAAACTGCATAACTCAACAGGAATTGAGTTTAGAGAATGCATAAAACACATGGCTGGTTCTGATATTCAGGAAGCCTCTGAAATGTCATTTGATAGCGTATATGCTGAACTTGAAAAGGTAATAAATGAAACGTGCAATAAGTTAAATTTAAAGCATGGCAATCCCTATAAATAACTTATTTAGACTCATTATAAATTACACATTAAATAACATTTTTTATACACAGTATGCAATTATTTTTTATATTTGAATAAAGAAAATCACATGGAAATAATCACAATAAAGGAACTCGGTGAGCTTACACCGTCAAAGGCTAACATAGAAGTAGTTAGTAAACAATTAGCCGACACCGTTAAACAGGGCTATTCAGACCCGATTGAATTTGCTATAAGATTAAAGTTTATAAAAGAGTGCTTAGATGCGTCTATGAATTTAATACAGGACGATTTAATAAAGGCAATCGGTAACGGCACAACTTTATACGGTGCAAAGCTAAAAGTAACTGAAAAAGGCACTAAATACGATTATTCAAATAATGAGCAATGGATTGAATTAGAAAACCAAATAAAGCCATTAAGAGATAAACAAAAAGTTATTGAGGAACAAATGAAATCTGCAAGCAAAAATGGTAAATCTTTTGTAGATGAAGAAACAGGTGAAATTATTAGACCTGCAATTAAAAAAAGTACAACATCAATTGAAATCACATTATCTAAATAAATAAAAACAAAATTATGGCAATTATCGCAACAAGCAACGGTGGCACATCGCATGAACCAATTCCTTCAGGTAGCTATCCTGCAAGATGTTACTCAATGATTCACTTAGGAACTATTGAAGAAAACATTTTAGGAACTGTAAAAAAACTAAACAAGGTACGTATTACATGGGAACTACCTACTGAACTAAAAGTATTCAAAGAAGAAAACGGAGAACAACCGCACGTTATCAGCAAAGAATTTACTTTGTCTTTGCATGAGAAAGCAACTTTAAGAAATTTCCTGAAAAATTGGAGAGGGAAAGACTTTACAGAAGACGAAGCAAAAGCCTTTGACATTGAAAAATTAGTAGGCGCACCATGTATGTTGAATATTACGCACAAAAAAAGCAAAGACGGTTCAAAGACTTATGCTGAAATTGGTAGCGTCTCAACACTACCTAAAGGCTTAGCGTGTCCACCACAAATTAACGAGTCTTTTATTTGGACTTATGAAAACTTTGATGCTACTAAATTCGGTCAATTACCTGACTATCTTAAAAATAAAATGGTAAATTCAGATGAATATAAATTAGCAGTTACAGGCGGACAGGAACATGAAAGCCATAATAGTAATGAAGTTGAAGACGATTTAGGGTTACCGTTTTAAAATATGCTAACAACAGAACAAATACAAGAAAACTTAGTTCTAATGGCAAACACCATTGAAGCGTTTAATTCTTTAGATGTTTCTAAAACTTTAGATTATCTAAGTGAAATTGTCAGCTTACAATCTACAGCAACAGAAACACAGGCGAGTGCAAAATATCATCTTTTACAGGCTATCAATTCCGAACTTGACAGACAGGCTAAACTGCTTAAAAAAGATGATATCTCGCCTTCTATAAAGAAAATGAGGGCGGATTCGATGTGTGCAGACTATCACTACATTTATGAAAAATGTGTAAGGTATTCAAGCAATATAAGCCACACAATAGATGCTGTTAGAACAAAGATTAGCTATTTAAAATCAGAGATGGAAAATGCACGATTTAATTAACAATTTAAAATAAATAAACACCATGAAGTCAAACAGAGCAGAACTATTCAGAAAAGCAATTCTGAAGTTCTTTAAAAACAAAAAAGGCAACTTTACGTCACCGCAATTAATTAAATACGTTCAAAAAGAAACGAAATTTGAATGGTTTTATCCTGACACTCTTTTACGTGAGTTACGTCAATTAAGACAAGACGGAAAAGTAAACTATGAAGTTAGGGATAAGGCGTCTATGATTTATTGGATTAAATAGATAATTTACAATGGAAACAATTTACTTTCAAACGCCTGACATAAAACCACAATATTGTGAAATTGGTATGATTTCAGAAACAGATAAAGAATATATTTGGTATTTAGAAGAACCATGTAAAGTTCTTATAAGTGAAGTAAAAATAATACATAAAGAAAATGTATTATACGATGAAAAAAATAGGTTATACAGAGTTATAAAAAATAAAATTACTTCTTAAAGGATGATTTGAAGCATTCTATTTACCTATAACTTGCAATAGCGACTTTATAACGTCAAATACACCGTAAGAAGCTGGTATTGCCATTCCGTAAGCAAAGTATGTTATTCGTTGTTTCCATTCTTGTAATGCCTTAATTTCGACTTCAATTATTTTTACTCGTGAATGAATACCAACTTCTTGCTCGTGTTCGTTACCGAGCAAGATTCTATGTATTTCATCAACTTTATTTTTCAATTCGTGAAACTCTTTTTCCATTGTAAAAGTGTTTTCCATTTTTTTGTCCTTTAGGTTCATAGGGCTTATGTTTCTAAGGGAATGACGGTTATTTATTCTTTAATACTTTCTTCTTTTATTTTAGTAATAGCTTTTATTTTGTAAAGCAACATTCTAAAACCCATCATTATAAATGTAATTAAAAATCCTATTACAAAATAAAAGAACTCTTCATCTTTAAATGGTAATAAGAATTTTACAAATGTATTTTCAGGAAATGCAAAAAATAAACTTTCTTTGTAACGTGCAATAACTCCAAAAGTTAAAAAACCTAATAGTATATCGTTCCAATTACCTCTGTCTGCAATCCAATATTTAAAATTGAAACTCTTAGGAGAGTATTTTGATTTACGACCGCTTATTCTAAAGTTTAATAACTTAAAAAAAATAAACCCTGAAAATCCGATTAACATAATTTTTAATGGTGTCATGTTTCTTAATTTAAAATGATTACTGAAATTGTTGCAGCGATTGCTATAAGTGCAAAGAATACAGCCCATGCTATTTTCTTGTTTTTTGAAATGCTCATTTTCTTAAAATTTTGTATGAATGAAAAATATGAAATGTTGTAGCGAAGATTACATAAGCAACCAAAACGCCAAACGTGTACCAAATATCAATAGAAATTAGTAAACCTATACAAATATATACTTTAGCATAAAACACTCTAAAAAGAAGTCCAAACAAGTGCCATGCATCTGTAAAAAGTACAAACCAACGTGAACTGCCAAAGAATTTTTCACCTTGTTTTTTATCCCCATTTTTCCATTTATTCTGCCAACTCAAATCCTTTAGCCAAAACGTTTTTTTGTAGAACTTCAAATTTCCTTCTTCACTCAAATCACAAATAGCCTTAAATAACCCCGATAGGATAGCAAAAACAACGGATAATATGATAAGTACTATTTGCATTAAAATATTTTAGTTGTGTCTTTTGGTGGTATAAAATCAATTAATGGTAAGGATTTCAGATACCAGTAAACGCTATCGTCTAACTGGTCTATCTCTTCTTTACTCACAACCCAACGACCTAAAGAATCCTGAATCGGATTAAATAGTAAGTCGTCTGTCGTCTCTTTTCCTTTTAGCTTAGTGGCACGTGTTTTACTTACAACCGCCACTTTCCCGGCATAACAGAAAGCACTTAAAAACATTATGACAATAAATTGCTTCATCTTCCTACCGCTGTTTTAAAAGTTGTGAAAATATTGTATAGTTTAATCAATTCAGCACCCGTTAGCCCATCTCCTAAGAAGTCAATCATATGCTCCCTATCTGAGTAGAATACAGGTGAGCCGTCTAAATTTCTTGCACAGATAAACACATTCAAATTACCGCTTGATGTTGATGGTATTATCTTAGGCGTATTCACACCATTTCTATGCATTGTTATATTGTCAATCGCAACTGTAGATACAGCAAAAAATCCAGCTGTATTTGTATTCGCTATTGTACCAGCTCCGTTTGTATTTATTGCGCCATAATATTCACTACCAAACCTAGTTGTTATACCACTTATTGCTGTTGGTGATGAGCGCAGAAAACCGATGTCAACCTTTGCACCATCCGCTGTATTTGTACGCAGATAAACACCCATTGAGGCATTTGTTGTTCCTGCATTTGCTACCGAGTTCCAATATGTGTTAGCGTAGGCGTTAACACCATTCGGTAGTGCTCCCGTACTACTGAAAGTCCACCCACCTGAAAATGTTAATCTAAATGCTGCGTTTGAATTAACAGGGTTTTTTAAGTTCCATTTACATGATGCAGACGTGCTCCCTAAGTACGGATAAATAGCATCTAATTTAGTCCAAACGGATGAATCTTTCAACTGCTTAACACAGTTACAAATAGCTGTTTTTTCTGTCGCATTTGTGATTCCTGCTGAATCAATATACTTTTGAGCATCTGCGTCACATTGGCTTATTTGACTTGCAACTATTCCGTGTGTTACAGGCGGAAACGCACTCAATGAAAGTGGAAACAGAAATAATATGTAAATAAGTTTTTTCATTAATTCGTTATATCTCCAAATAAATACCATTCATTTGTACCTTTTTTAATAATAGTTGCACCGCTATATTGACCTGTTAATTTTAGCTTACCACCCGCAGAACTTACCGTAACACCACTTGCAGGAACAAAGGTTGTCTGCCCTGCTCCAATTTGTATTAAAACTATTTGCGTACCAACAGGGAAAGCGTATGCCGTGTTAGTTGGTATCACTAAATTATTAGCCGAACCAACATTCATTTCAATTACCTTGTCGGCATCTGTCAACCTTAATGTGTCAGATGTCGTGTAAGCGTTAAAAGAAATAAGTTTGTTTGTCTTTTTAGCGAGAGAATCTGTAAGTGTTGTATTAGTTACATAATTTGTAAGATTTGCAACACTATCTTTAACAGCACTTCTTGTACCATTAAACACGGTTACGATAGAATCTTTTGCGCTGTTTTTTGATATAGTAAAAGTTGCTGTTGCAGGTATAAGCGAACGCAATAAAGTGGCTGTATCTGCCAAATTAGAAGTCGTTGCAAAGTTTGAAACATCGGGAATTTCTGAACGTATCTGTGTGGCGGTGTCGGATATTCTTTGGTCTATAGTATTTAACTGGTCATATAAATACTTATTTAAAGTTTTTAAAACTCCGTTATCATCTTTAATTGCAGACAAAGGTAACATTTCAGCACCACCTCCAACATCTACGCATTGCATTATAAAAGTTTCACCGTTTTCGGAAGATTGCCCTGTAAATAATTCTATGCCTGTTACTGAAGAACTTATATCAAAAGTTGTTGTATCCAAATCAGCATACAATCCAATTACATCACCGACGGAAAACGGACACGTATTAGGCATAATAAAATGAGTGTTAGGAGATATAGATACTAAATAATAACCTGCATCATTACTTGATAACGTGTATTGGGTATCTGATATTATTTTAACTCCATTTGGGAAAATAGCCGAATTGTTTTTTATAGTAGAATCTAAACGAGCAATAGAATCATCTAAAGCCTGTTGTGTAACTCCACCGCCTGAACTATCTTTAATAGCATATCTAATTCCGTTAATCTTAAATACTAAGCTGTCTAAATTACGATACAATGTATCTACCTTCCTGATTGAACGAACCGCATTTATTGAATCATTTAACGCCCCCTGACTTACTCCTGAACTCGAAAACGTCTGCCATGTTGCGCGACCTGACGCATCACTCGTTAATACCTTACCATTCGATGCACCTTTGATTAAATAGATTGCAGAATCAAACCGCACACCCTTTGCGAACCATGTCGAATCTCTAAACTTATTTACTATCTGCGAACTTGCAGAAAAAGAAATAAATAATAATAGTATTGCTATTAATTTTTTCATGTGTATATTATTCTAATTTTTGCACCTGTGTCTATAACTGAATCAAAAAGAATACTTCCTGTAACAATAGTAAACGTGAAATAGTCCTCATCAATAATCTGTGAATCAATTGATATTTGTAAAATAGTCCTACCTATTAAATTAGAACTTGTATATGAATTTGTATTAGTGCCTGTAATCTTTAATAATTCAACAGATGAACCGCCACCACATTCAGATACTACAATGGTTACGTTTTCACATTGTTCTATCACCTCTATATTTATAGTATCACTCATTGCGTCACATTTTGAACAACGGGTAAAATATTTTCATAGTATATTTCAACACGACCTGTTAACCATGTGAACTTAATATCAAAATACCAATCACCTACTTCCCAATTAATAACCTCATTTTCCAGTAATGAGAATTGACCGTTTACGGCATCTGTTATTTCAATACCATTGCCTTCACTAAATTTATGTACCTTACATCCTGTTTTACTACCTAAACGGAAGTGAGCATTGATTTCTATATTAGTCAAATCCAATGCCACTCCGTTAACGGTAACAGTAAAGCATAAACCATTGAAGGTCGTTGTTTTTTTATGTTTTTTTAACACTATACGTTAAGTTGGAAACAATCAAAAATGTTTTCAGGGCTTTCTATAGGACAAACAGGTACTTTTTGAAACCATGTATTTTCTACCATCCAAACAACGTCTTCTTCTAAGTTTTCAGTAACGGCATTGTTCGTAAATACAGAGATTGGCTTATCGCTAATATGCAATAATGTTTCTGTTTTGTAAGCTAAATGCCATGCACGTGAACGCTCAAGTTCTGTAAAGAAAGAACAGTTATCAACGTAATTAGGGTCTTTAAACGCTACTACATAGTTTCTACCTGTTACTTGTTCTTTTTGGTCGCCATAACCTGCACCTGCTACCTTTTCACCACCGTTTGACGTTCCGCTAACTTCAGGAATGATACGGATTAAACCGCTTTCAAGACCTGTCTGCCATAACGCTGTATCGTTCGGTGCTGCCTGTATAATTGACACATAGTCTTTGTGGATATAAGCCGCTGAACGTACACGACCTTTTTCAAATTCTGAACATGGGTTGCACACGTGTTCAGGTACTTCTGATTCGCATGATGCGCCGGGATAATAAACACTCATTTTTTATAAATTTAATTTGATGAATAATTTTTACAAATCGTTTCGCATACATCTAAACATTTACGTCTGTACGTATGTCTTATATTATAATCAACTCGAAACATGAATAAATCAGGCATTCCTGTATAGTCTGCAAATTCTGTATTTATTATCTGATTTGAGTTGTAATCTATTCTATTTTGAATTAGGTTCGCTACACTACGACCTTCTAACTTAAAATTATCAGGCATAGAACTTGTTACAAATTGTGAAAGTGTAGAACTATCTTGTTTTAACTTTATTCTATTACCGATAACAAACATTGAAAGTCCGTAACTGTCTGTTATTTCTTTGTTTGATTCTCCGTACTGTTGTGATTTATAAACAGGTGTTTTGTCGTTTAACCTGTGATATACTTGCAATCCAACTGTATTATCTAAAGCAATTTTAATGCACTCTCCAAACTCGTTAACTACATTTGGTTGCATAGTCACAGTATCATTATCTTCGATAGGAACTAACTCTGTTAATCCATAAAAGTTAGCATCGTAATTATTTACGAGTGCATTCTCTTTTATCGAATCGTTTACGAGTTTAATTAACTGTTCTATCATTTAGATAATTGTTTACTATTTCGTCTTTTACTTCTTCTTCGTTCTTTGATAGCTTAGTTAAAATTTGCTTCTTATATTTCTTTTCTAACCATGTTAATTTTTCAAAGTTAAAATCGTTTTGGTAGCCTATTGCATAACCGTATGGTATTTTAATCGGGTTACGCTCACAAATAGCCATATCATTTTCCATCTGTCGTGTCAATGATAAAATAACTTTTGTATCGCTTGTCCTGTTATACTTTTTTCGTGCCTGACCTTTATTTACACCTCTTACAATCTTAGCACTCTTAAAGTCATTAGTTCGCACTTTCATGTATTTAGGTGAATAAGTACCTATTTGATTCTCGTTAGCGTCTTTGCCTTGCACGTGTACCCTATCTCTCATCATACCTGTCAATGTACTTGCAATAGTCCGAACTAACTTATCCGTTTCTTGTGGACTCGCTTTGCCTTGCAAATCTGCTTTTATTGCATCTAAAACCTCTTTCCCGTTGCTGTTAAACGCTATCATGGCATTACATATTCAGTTCCTGAAACATCTAAACACTCTATACAATAGTCATTGTCAATTCTAATAGAATCGTTTGCCGTTTGTAAAAACTCTGTATAATCAGTCGTGTACATTTGCAATAACTCTTCAGCACGTTTCTTGTCTACCGTTGTGAATCTGTTTACTCTATCTGAATAGATGCGCTCACGCATTAATTCCATTCCTAAAGCATACAAATAAGCATCTGAATAAACATCTATATTAGCGCATAGAATCGAGTCATATAAGCATCTTAAAGACACGTCAACTTTCAAACCGTAAGTGTTGTTAACTTGTACTATATCATCTATTGTATCGTACTGTATAGCCTGTTTAAAGACATCATCACAGTCATCACAAATACAATCACACAAAGTATCATCAAATACAAGTTTTTTAACGTCTTCAAATACGGAACTATCATAAGCCACCACTATATCTAAAGTATCAAACGACTTGTTAATATAAACCTCGTTCCATCCTACTTTAGTCGTTAACGATTGACTGTACAACAAAACCTTGTCGGAATAAATATAAATAGTAGTCGTTTTAACTTCTAAAGCATAAAGATGTACTTTGCTTACATGAAATCTAAGTAATTCACTTTCACATTCAAAGGACTGAAGCCTAACACCATGTTTTAAATTCAAAGAACTTGTTGTACTACCTAATTCTCCATTTGTAAAGTATGTGTTTACAACTTTTTTAAGGTTATACTGCGTTTTCATATACGCTAACACATCTTTACTTAAACGTGAGATTGCTCTCTTCTGTACGTCTGCAAATACACCTAAAAACGATAACTGATTTTGATTAGCAACAGCATCTATGTTTTGAAGGGTAACACCAGCGAGGTCTGTTAAATATTTACCACTAACGGATGTTTCCGTTTGACAGTTAACTCCAACGCCGATGTAACCTTCTAAACATATCATATAAAAGTATCTTTTAAATCTTAGTAACCACCGTCACATGAATCACAATCATTGGTAACGTTGTACAATAAAGAACCTCTGTTTCCTGTCAATGGGTCTTCAGTTCTGTAGGCTGTACTTGGAATAGTCCACAAACCGAAGTTTGAAGATAAAATCATATTCCAACCTTTTTGTAAAGTTTCTGTTTCACCATCAACTGTATAATCAGCTTCGCAATCGTTAAACTTAAACTGTACGTCAATAGGTAATGCTGCAACCTGAATACCACCGTTTGCAGTCATTGTAGTGTAAGGTAATTTGATGTTATCGAAAATTGCAGTTCCTAAATCACGTCTTTTGAAACCTTGATATTTCAAATAAGTGATTAATTGTACGGCATCTTTTTCGTAAATCAATAGGTCGTTAACGTCTCCGATTGTTTCTACTTCATTATCATAGAAGAAATCAAAACCGCCAGCCTGTGTACGTGTATCTAATCCGTTTTGTGCAGCTTGTTTAGCAGCTTGTTGCATGATGTAGTTGTTGAATAAACCTGCACCAACTGCAATCGGCTTACCACTCATGTTGTTTAATTTGTAGTCAGAAAGAATCTGTGTTGCTCCATCCGTTAATGAGTTGAAGTTTGTATCTTTTCCGATGTTGATTGTAGACGCTGTATTTAAACCTGTACGTCTATTTTTACCTAAATTCGCAAAAGCTAAAGTTAACAAGTCGCTATTAACTGCACTCATTAATCCGTTTGCTGCTAATAAAGTTTCGATTGCAAACTCTTCCACTACTGCTGCATTTCCTATCATTGCAGGATTTGAAGCCGCCTTTTCGTAAGCTGCAATAACTTCATCTTCGATGTGAACCGCAATTTGTCGGTAGTTAGCTACACTTACTGAATCCTCTGTGTAACCGTTTACATTGGTAATCTCACATGAAGGAGTTGTTTCCGTTTGTGCTGCCGTGTAGCGTTTTTTCTTCTTAACCTGTACAGCATTAAAATGACCATTCATGAGGTCATATTTAATGTTATTTTGACCGTAAGAATGAGCCGTTAGCAAGGATTGCAAGAATCCCGGCATTTCTATTTTGTTCTGTGGAGTTGCTGACTTTGCAATCTTTGCTATATCCTGCAATAAATAAGGTGCGAAACCGTTTGCCATTTTTTTAGTATTTAAAATTGTTAATAATCTTAGAATACTAATATTGGTCTATACTATGGTATTTTTAAGTCGTCGAATGCTGAAAAGTCTACCTGTTGACCGCTATTAGTAGGGTCTGGTGCAAATAATGGATTGCTTTTTGGTGGCGTTCCGTCATTCGTTGCCAGAAGTTTCTTATTGAGTAAAACTCCCTTTGTGAAATCCTCGTAAGAGGTTTTGTTGTTGCGTTCATCAAGATAATCGAGAGATGTATCATCTGCCCTTTTCAGCTCGAATTTGCCAATTTCTATGTTGTATATTCTTTTAGCTCCCTTTGCGGAAAGCTCATTGTTTATATGATATTCAGCTAACAATAAATTTTCTTCTATTGTTTTACTTTTGTCGTATTCTAAACCTTGTAAAAAGAACTTATGTTGTAGTTTTTCAATTTCTGCAAACTTAGAACTTCTTTCTTTTTCAATTTCTTGTAGATAGTTAGTTTCTTTTATTTTAAATTCGTTTACTAATCTATCAATTTCATCTTGTGCTTTCTTAGCCTTTCCGTCATCACCTCTCCCCTCTGCTTTAGCCTTAGCGTTTTCAAGTTCTTTTATCTTTGCAAGTGCCGTTCTAACACGTGCTGGAGTTGATTTAACACCTAATAATTCATTCCTTACACTTTCATCTTCTATCAACTCTTCTAAGGCTTCTTTAAGTTGTGCATCCACTCCATTTAATCCCAACGCTGTAAAATGCTGTTTTAATGTGTAGTTCTGTTTTGCACTTTCAATATCGTACAGATTGCTTTCCAATTTTGTAGAAATTTCATCTGAAATCTCAACGTCTTTTATGGCTTCTAATGCTTTAAGATAGCTTTCATCTGTAATATCGACACCTGCTTTTTTAGCCAAACTGTCGAATAAAGTTTTAAGTTTATTCATAAATTATTTTTCTGTGTTATCAGACTCGTTTTGTGTTTTAGCACCTCTTTTATCTTTCATTGCCTCTAATTCAGCAACTCTTTGTTTCAATAATGCATTTTCTTTAACTGCATCCTGCGCTTCTTTTGGTGTTACAACTTTCATCAGTAAATTATTTTTTTCTGATTTTAAGCCGTATTGCCATCCTGTCTTTCTTTGTGCTTTGTGTAACTCTCTTAATGAGTTTATTCCTTTCTCACTAAATTCGTAAACGTTTTTTTCTGTGTCTATTGCTATGAAATCCTTAGCCATTTAAAATATTTTGTGTAAATTTAATTAATAGTTTTGTATCTGTTTTGTGTAAATTGGAAACTACACTTTCCTTTCAAACTTATCTCTTATGTTTTTAGGAACTGCTTCTTTTGCAACTGCATAAAAAGCATGACCGCAATTCCAACCACCTGCATAATTTGTTATATTAGAAGTGTTGGTATCTGCTTTCATTCCGTTTGGTAGTTTTGTTTTTGCATTGCATGGTATTTTACTACTACAAATATCTACACCGTCAATGTTTCCGTGTAAAATAGTTTCAAACTCCGAACGGTGTACATACTTCTTTTTTACCATGTGTTTACACCATTCTCGAGACGTTTCCAACAAAGAACCAGTATACATAAACCATTCCAAACCTAAATCATCTGTAATAATCGTTGAATAGGTACGTGAGTAAGTATTTATTGAATCTATTACAATTGTATTAGCGTATCTTTCAAAAGCACCTAAATTATTAGCGTTCCCGTTAATATACACTTTCATTGCTTCCTGAAATTCAGCATAAGAACCGCCACTTGTAATATTTGATTGTAATATTGATTGAGCCTTTGAAATTATGTTTAAATCTATTCCTTGCTCACTTAAATAAAGTGCTGTTCTATCAATTGAATCTTTCCTTACAATATTTAAAATCTCTTGTGTTGTTGCGCTTTTAGAAGTTGCAAAAGTAGAAAAATAATCCTGTTGTACTTCAGATATTGTATCAAAAGACTTAATCAGTTCTTTAGACGCTTTAATATATTCTTTGTCAAAAATAACTCTACGTAACCGCATACGCAATTGAGATAATATACGATAATTGTCTATCGTGTTTTTGATATTACCTTTAGCATCTAACTTTAAATCTTTAGTTAGCGTTAGTATTTCTTTATAGATATTCTTTTGGATTGTTGGCACTTTGTCCATAAATCCATTAATCGAACTATCTACGGTATCAATTATTTTTTTAATACTACTCATCCTATGTTAATGTAGCTACTTTGTCTGCCTGTTGTTCTGATTGAATTATTTGTGGCGTTCCTAATTGTTTACGTGCTTCATCTTCACTTATTCCGAATCTTTGAGCAACTAATGAAACCGCAGCATCTAAGTCATATACACCACTTGCAACCGCTTTTACAATCTCAATCATTCCTGTTAAGCCTCCAACACTTTGCGCTAACTGATTACCGTTTTGCGTTGTGTCTAATCCATTTTCTAAAGGTGCTAATAAATCTGTGCTAATGCTATTTTCTTTCATTACTTCATCTGCATATTTATTCATTACTGCGACTTGTTCCGCATATCCTTTAAATGCAAACGGCTCATCTTCTATCAATGCTTTACGCACAAACTTTTGGATGTTAGAACTTATAACATAGTCTTTTTCTGTGATACCATTATTTTGTAAACGCATCATCTTGTTATCTTCAGAAACACCATATAAAGGGTCTAACTTATAAACTAACATTGTGTATTTGCTTACATCTGAATCATGCGTGAATCTTTTTAAAGATATTTCCATTTCCATTGACGCTAAAATAACAGGACTTAAATTTGCTTCTTTAGCCTGTTTGTACTCTTCAATCAATAAAGCATTATTTACTAAGTCATACTTTTGCGGAATACTTATTTTAGGTAACATTTCTTCACGTGTATTTGCATCTTGAATTAAGAAACCATAACGTAAATTACAAGTATAGTAAGCTACATTCTCACGTACGTATTTTAATAACCCTGCCACCTTGTGCGCAAAGTTATCCGTTTCATCTCTATCCCATTGCTTAGCTATTCCGCTTTCATCTATTGGTACGTTGTAAAGGAACTGCATATTAACCGCCTCTAAGGCTTCGTATAAGTTACTTTTAACCGCATCCCTAAGTAAATTAGCTATTTCTATATTCTTTTGAATATATCCTGCTGGCGGTATGGGTGGTATCTGACTGTTTGGCCTTGTTAAGTCTAAATTTATTACTCTGTTTTGGAATGGGGAAACTGTATCGTATCCACTACCATTACAAGCCCCACAGGTAGTGTTTGATATAGCTAACCCTACCTTTGTTTTACCTGTTCCGTTGCACTTCTTACAAGTGTTAGTGTTAATAGTCCATTTTTCGGAGTGCATGTGTAAAACATATTCTGCCTGTAAATCAGAATACATACGTGCAGCTTCGTTTAAATGCGTTACCATTGAATTTATCGGAGTCTTCCAAATAATATCTCCATCTTCATTCTTATAGAATAAACCTCTAAATCTGAACGCCTGTAATTCATCAAAATTATGCTGAAGTCTATTTAGTTCTAAATATACCTTTTGCCCTTTTGTTTCTAAGATTACATACTCAACAATTTCATTTCGTGTCGATAAAATATGAATATCATATTCACGCTTTCCGCTTTCATCTGCGTATTCATAATCTCTATCTGTTTTTACTATCGTATAATCGTTTTCTTTGTAGTAAATAACTTCATCAACATTTACGATATATGGAATTGGTTTATAAAATTCACCTACCTCTATATTGTAAGATAAAGGAACGATAACGCATACTGCGTTTGCATCTATCATTATATTTTGCAAACATTCATCAAATAACCATGAATCTAAATTATCGTAAACAGGATAATCACTTTCCAAATAACGCTTTAATGTTTTGTCAGCACTCACCAAAAAAGCAGGTTCTTTAGTTGCATCATAATCAACTTTCCAATCTGGTGAACGTCTTATTTTAGTTAAAGAAGTAATTACTTTAGAAATCGGGTGTTCTGTCTTTGGTGCATAGATTTTAAATCTATAATCCATAATAGCATCAGGCTCATTAGGTCTGCGCTCTTTGATTATTTCTTCAGGAACTAATCCATCTGCATGAGTCTTTAGAGCCTTATAAAGTTTTAAAGCATCTTTTTTTATGTTCCACTTTATTTTATCTTCATGGTGGTTGAATATGTTTATTTGTTCTATCGGTGTCATAAACTACGTCTTTCAGGAATGAATGATTTTTTATCTCTAATCTTATATGGCTTGCCTAACTTACTCATTTTAGAATGATAGTTAGATATTGTACTAAAGTTGTTTTTAATCGTTACGGGCAATTTATTTCCGCCTACTGAATAAGCAAAATATGTTTCACTTAACTTGTATGGTTGCAAATGTGTTGACTTTTTGTCTCTTGCATACCAAAATATCGGAGTCCAATTTTCTTTATGTGGAAACTCATTTAATTCTAATGACGCTAATTGAAATGCTAATTCATCTGCTATTGATGCACCACCAAAATTAGTTCCTTTTACAGTCGGGTTTTCATACATATACTTTACTTTATCGAAATATTTTTTTGTCTTTTCAGACTTATTAAAATACACACACTCGCTGTGGTAATTCCACATTTGCGCTTTTGGGTACTGCTTTCTAATGTCTTTAATGTCACACCATATTGAAACTTCTGCTAATCCTGTGTTTGACATAGTCCAATCTAATCCTGTACATTGATTAAATAGTTCTGAAGGTTTTTTATTGAATAACCATACCATATCCACATCTAAAAAAATAGTTTCCTGAAATGGGCTAAAATCATACATCCACGTCTTTACTTTTATGTATTCTACTTTGCCTTTTGTATTCCAACTTTCATTAGGTACTTTAACTTCAAAATCAAACAACGTCTTATCAATATATTCGTAATTATGTGCTAAACAAATAGGCATTTCCGGCTCTAAATGTTTAATTGACATAGCTAAGTTTTTAGCCATTTCTAAATATTCACTTGAGCCTATTGCTATTAATAATATACCTTTAGCAGTTTGAGCCGCAGTTGCTATTTTTTCCATTAAAGTATTTTTTTAGTTTAAATTCTGCCATTGCAGTAAATTCTATTTTACTATTCCAATTTAAATTATAGTCACCTTGTTGCGTCATTTGGTCTGTAATTCCTAAACGGTTAGAAGTCACTATTATATTATCATGTTTTAAAGCTGTAATTAATTTATCATGTATTTGCTCATTAAAATAATCAGTTTCACACTCATATTCTTTCTCAATGTCTGCACTTAAACGCTTGTAAATTCCGTTTGTTTGCTTGTATATTTTTTCCGTAGTAGGATAACTTGGTGAATGCAAAAAGAACGGCAAAGAAACCATGTTTGTAACTCCTTCAGGATATGTGAAACCAAAAGAATCTTCGTTGTTTGAATACTCAATTTTTGTTATATAGCAACAATCATCTTCTTTGTGGAATAAATTAGAACAAGCTATCAATTTCTTTTCACTATCTAATATTGCATAAGCAAAACAATCATTATTTATAGAATCTAAAGGTAATTCAGGGAAGTTAATAAATCCTTTTTTCCAGTAAGAACTTAGTTTGTAATTATATATCGTATCATCGTCGGAAAGTAAAATATTAAATTCAATTTCAGGAACTTCACAACATGAAGTAAACTCACAATCAAAATCAAAACCTAAAATAGATGATATTAAAGCTATAAGTTCGTTTCTACTATAATTTCCGACAGGAATATTTCCACTTATGTTGTTTGTTACGTTGTAAAAAACAATATTATACTTTTCTATTTTTTGTATTGATAATCCATTTTTATGACCTGAAAAATCTGTTATTTCTATTGTTATTGTGTGCGTTCCTGTGTTTGTTGCAAGGTATGGTATATCTAAAGTTCCATCATAACTATTAAAAGAAACATTTATAACAGTCGGTGGGTCTATACCTCCATCAATAGTAACCGTTCCTATCATGTCATTATAAATGCCTGTATAGAAATACCTAAAGTTGTATGAATCAGCAAATGTTAATGATGTTTCAAAGCTGAATAGTGGTGTAATTGCAGTTCCTATTGATGTGTAATTAACTTGATTTTCATTCCAATAGAAATATTTACCTGCATATGTTGACGGAGTTACTGTGTTTATGTTTTCGACAAAAAGGTAATTATTCAGGTAAGAATTAGCCGGAATGTCTGCTACTGACATAGTATCAGTTCCTAAGTTGTAGGTTGTTGTCGTGCTATGGTTAACATCAAACACATCATTCATAAAACGTCTGAAGTTTAATCTGCCTGATAATGTGACATCAAAGGCTATTTTTACAAAATAAACGTTATCTATAGCGGTGTATGTGTAGTATTCTGCATAGGTAATTTCTACAGACCATTCGATTATATACGTTTTATCTTCACAATACAACTGAAACTGATTTCCGATAGGACTATAAATAACATCAAAAACCAAATCATCGCTTGTAATTAAATCAAAAGGATTTGAATCTAAATTAAAGATATTTGTAGGTTCGTTATTGTCTGTATTGCATAGATTATAAGGGTTTGTATCAAGAACTTCCGCTTCCTCATATGTCGTGTAAAACTTGTATTTAGAGCAAATAGGTGTAACTTCAATGTCATTATCTAAAATAACGTTGCAATCTTCATCTGCAATCGCAATATATAAAGCCTCTGTTGTTGGTGTTTCCGTTTCTGACTCAATAGAAAACTGCGCTTTTATTGATAAGTCATTACATACAGGGAGTGATACTATACTTTGATTATCGCAAACATCATTATCTATATAATTGAAATCTAAGAAGCTAAATTCAGGACTTATAATATTCAAAACCAATAAAATTAAGATGAAAAACTATTGGCGAATACGCCCGAGTTATGCAAATTTAATAAAAATAATTGACATTTGCACTATCTTAATAAAAAAACCGCCACTTGTTAGTGACGGCGGAATAAAAGTAATATGAAAAAACGATGATGTGCAATATTACACAATCTTTTTGATTTATGCAACTTTTGGGATTAAAATTAAATCAATAGTTCCATCAACAAACGAATAACTCGCTTCTTGCACCCATCCGTAACGCTGTGTTTCATCACATTTATATGCAAATAATCCATTTGTATTTTCTTTTAATGCTTTATACTGCTTAAATGTAAATGGAACGTTTTTAATAGAGTGCAATTCAGGTGTATAAATACCGTTCTGCGACTCTATAAAGTAAGGCTGTGTTAAGTTCTGATTTTCTGCTATTGCCTGTGTTTCTATTGTGCAATCACTAAACATTTCACCTTTTGCACTTACGTTTCCTTTTCCTGTTGAGAAAATCAACTCTTTAGCGCCTTTTATAAATGTAGTTGCATATTGAAACCATTGCATTGCCATTCGGGCAGGACTAATTCTAAAGTTTAATATAGTTGGTGGGTCGATGATATTTTCTGCATCTAAAATATTACCTTGCTCAACTTCCAAACCACCGTAATAACGTCTTAAGCATATAATAAAAGTATCATTATCAAACCGCCAATCCTTAGAATCTGCATTGCCCTTACGCCTTGTTATCTCAATAGCGTAACCACTTGCCACAAACTGACATACTTTTTCTAATTTTCCGTTATGGTTAATTAGTTTAGTTGTGTATTCACGTTCAGTTAAAAACTCATCTAATCCATTGTACTCTTCAGCTTCATACTTCGCATATCCTGTTTTGAAGTTCTTAAAATGTAGCTTTAAGTTAGGCTCTTTTTCAATAGATACCGTTCCCAAATCTGCAATAATAGTATCATTATAAAAATATTTCCAGTCTTCAACTCTTATTACTTCATTTTCTCCTAATGTTTCAATGCTAAAACCTAAAGGATTAACAGCGGTTAATGCGTTAATTACGTCATTAAAAGACAAACTGAATATTGGTGCTTGGTCTCCTGTTTTAACGTCTTCTATACGCCTTAAAAATAGTCCTGTTGTTAATCCGTATAATGCACCACATCCATCTTCACTGTAATTATATGGCTGTGAATCTGTGCGCCCTAAATAATCACTATAAACGGTTAAACAGTTATTTGTTACATACTCTGAAATTCTGCTTAATGTTTCGTGTGTTAAATACATTTTACTATTTGTAGCGTCACACAAAGAGTTATTTGTCATTAAGAATGTACACTCTTTAAATATGTCAGCATACAATGTATTAAATACAGTTCCGCCTGTCCCCGTAAAATCGTATCTTATGGCATATTCTAATTTCTCTCCTAAGTCTAAAATAAATGTTGTGTCAATATCCAAATCAATAGTAGCCGAATGCACATTCCCAACATTAACCGATAAATCAGTAGACGTATAAATATTTACATAACTATTATCTACTTTCTTTTTAAAAATTACAACTTTTATTGTTGGGTTACCCGCCAAAGAACTGACATCTGAATAAATATTAGCCTTAACTTTTGCTTGTATTCTAAACTCATTATTATTCCCGCACAACTGACCGCTGAACTCATTAATAAATAAAAATTCTTCATCACCGCTTTGTCCTCCTGCATCGGGATTAACCCACCATTGTATTGAGGGACTTGGTACAAAAGAATCCATTTCATTTAACTGAATTTCAAGTGGCAAATAAATAAAGAACTCTGTTGCGCCTGTTGGTACAACCCATGTATTTGAAAGACCTGTCATCCAATCTTGGTGTAAGTCTTCAGTTAAATTTCCGCTATCTGTTATAATTATTGTTTTACTCGGGACTTCTATTTCTTTACCCAAATACTCATATTCTGCTAATTCGGTTGTGTTGTCTATTGAGATTAAATTATCTAAGTTTACTTTTGTATCTAATGCGTTAACTAACTGATAGTAGCATCCCGACTTTTCAATTCCTACAATACAATAACAATCATTACCACAAAACTCTTTGTATTCGTAAAACGTTACATTATACTCAATAGTTTCTTCTAAAACACCGCTACAATAATACTCTATTTTTAAAACCGCCACCGCATCTATTCCACTAATAGCATAAAGACCGCTTAAAATATCGAAACCTTGACCGTAAAACTCTACCGTTTCATCTGTTGACTCTGACATAACACCATGCCAATTTTCAGAACGTTTTAGCTTTATTTTTGTAGCGTCAAAACCAACAGGCTCATCTACTTCAACATCGTTTATATAGAATTTAAACTCCATTTCTATTGTTTTTTATTTGCGATACCGTAACGCCATTTTTTATGAATGTATTAAAACCGCTTTTATCAAAGTTAACCATTAATGCAGGATTATTAGCCAACTCTTTACTGAAAACTTTAGCCATTTTATTGTAATCGAAATTGCTACCGTTTACGGTACTCGCTATGTCAGGAATTAATAATTGTGGTAACATTTTATTCGGAATGCCTTTTAATAGCTTGTTTGTTTTGGCATCTATCACACGCTCTCCACGTGAAAGCATTGCAGGAACACTATCACTTGTTTCAGTTCCACCACCTTGCACATATTCAGTACCTTTTGCAAATTTAGGTATCTTTTGCGCTCCGATAATAGACACTTGTAATGCTGTAGTTGCTGCCGATATTGCTAAAGCTGCAAAATAACCTGGATTTGGAGTACCTAATGGAGTAACAGGTGAAACTGTTGTTGCTATTTTAGTAATAGCTAATGCACCGTTTATTATCGCTTGCGCTAATGCAGCGTTTCTATCTGCAATAGCCTGTTTAGTTTTTATAGCTGCTATTTGTCTTTGATAACGTTCCTCTATTCGTGCCTTTTGCGCTTCGGTTAAGTCTTTACTTGAAAGCTCTCTGTCTCTTAATGTGTTTAAGTCCTGAATTTGTGCGTTAAACTCATTATTCCTATTTGTATTTACTATCTGAAAGATAGCGTCTGCTGTTTGTTGTGCTATTTGAATAGATGTTTCTTTTATAGCTTCATCTCTTTCTTGTTTAGCCTTTTTTTCTTCTAAATATGCATCTTGTTTTAATTGATTCTCATAATCTAATTGCTCTCTAAGTTTCTCAAAGTTTAATTGATTTGTTTTTAGTATATCATCTGCTTGTTCTTGTAATATTCGGTTTGTTTCCGTAGCATCAGCTAATTTCTTCTTTTCAGAATCTAAAAATGACTTTTCATTATCTGCTATTCGTTTAAGGTTCTTATCAGCATAATACTGATTCATTTCATCTAACCATGCATCAATTTCAGCTTGTTTTTTAGCCAAATCATCTCTTTGTTTTTTCAGTTTTTCTTGTCGCTCTTTCTCTTTCTCGCTATAATAATCCTTTAGAGCCTTGTCAGCTTCTAAAAATGCAATAGTTGCATCTTGTAATTCTTTATCATCTTTTTTCTTAGCTAACTTCAATCGTGCCTGTGCTGATTCAAACTGTAACTGTAACGCTTGTAATTCCTGACCTGTTGCACTTGCAACCCTTACAAAGAAATCCAAACCTTCTGCATAATCAGTTAAAGCACGTTCTAACTTAGCTTCTTTTACTCCTTTATTAAATGCTTCGCCAACATTTTTACCAATTAACTTAGCATCATTATACGCTTCTGAAAAGTCACCTTTGAAAACATCTTTTAACACTTTTCCTGTTGATTCAAAAAATGCTTTTATACCTGCCGTAACACCTGAAAATGTATCTTTTATTTTATCTAATTTTTCACCTGTAATACCTATCCAACTTGATACTTCTTTCCAGTTGGCAATAAGTGTACCTAATGCAATTATAATTAATCCAATACCTGTTGATGCTAAGGCTATTTTAAATGCTTTTGTTGCTCCTGTGCTTTGTCCTACTACTAATGTATATGCTCTTTGTGCTACAACATTAGCACCTAAACTCAAAGCTGATTGTTTTTGAGTTAGATTAATTATTTGTTGCAAAGATTGTGTAAATGCCATTACTGCATTTAATCTCACTAAGACTTTTTGTAAGTCCTCGCTTTCATTACCAAACAATGCAGCACCTGCCGTTATAGCCTGAAATCCTGCTGCGCCTAATTGAACACCTTGTAATGCAGCGTCAAATTTAAACGTATCACTCGATAAAACCGAAATTGCTTGTTGTGCGTCACCTATAGCATCTTTTAAATTACCACCCGCACGTGCAGCCTCATATATTTGTGCTGTTGTTGCTTTTCCTTCTACAAACAACTTAGTAACCTCTTCACGTGAGCTTCTTAACTGCGTTCTGAAAGATTCCGCTGCTTTAGTTGCACCCTTTATAGCTTCACCACCAAAAGCACCTGTTGCAGCCTTTCCTAACTGCTTATATCCATCCACCATTTTATCAATGGAAGCCTTACCTAACTTAGCCTTTTCTGCGTAAGCATCTAACATCTTTTTTTGTTCTGTTGAAACGGTAGCCGTTGTGGCTTTGAGTTCTTTTTCTTTAGCGTTTAACTCATCTATTGCCGTTATGGCTGGATCAATTCCTTTTGGGTCTGCTACTAACTCTATTAGATATTTCATTGTCTTTTAAATTTTGTTGACGCTTAGAGTTTAACGAAAAATAAAACTCATAAATAGTCATGTTCTTTAATGATTCTATTTTGGACTCATCATGTCCAACAAAATTTAATTGAAGTTCTCTTATTTCCGATTCTACTTTTCGGACAGAATAGAAGTAACCAAATCCGAATGCTGTTTGGTCAGTGCCTTTGTTATTTCCGAATAGTTCTCCAAATTCACTTCTAATTCGGTCAAAAACGGAAACAATTGCAACAAAGGCACTTGGTAAAAAAAATCAGAAACACTTTTATGTTGTTTCCAAAACTCTATATTTTCAGCACCTTTTTTAAAGTCGTATGTTGTCGGGTTGTCGCCTTTCTCAAAGAAAACAACAGACGCTAACTTATACATTATGTCGGTATCACAATACCACTTCATTCTTTCTTTTAATATATCATGCAACGCTTTTATTTTAAAAACGTCTATCTTTTGTGAGCCTAAAATCTTATCTATTGCTTTTGTGTGTTGCTCTAAATACTCATATGTTATCTTCATTCTCGCTTCTTCATAGAAGGTAACCGTCTTTAATCCTCTTTGATACGGTATATTAAACGTATCTTCAAATTGATAAAAGGTACGCCCTTCAATCGTGAAAGCTTCTTTAATAGGATATTTCACGTCTTTAGGGAAACGTGTAAACAGTGATTTAAATTTGTTTTTTATTGCTTTAAATGCCATATTCAGCTATTTTTTCTTGTAATTTACTCAATGGATAAGTGCCTACCGTTCTATTATCTTTAAATATTCTTACTTGTCCCTTTGTCGGATATATCCAATACTTGTTAGCAGGATATTCTATATTTTCGTATCTGTGTTGCAAAGAACCGCCACATCTACACGTTTTATAGTGCTTAAATCCTTGTATTGCATCAGGCTTACTCATTTTCAGGTAGTTTTGTGTTATCAAAGAACTGCAACAAACTTGCAATAATCGCATTCATTCCGCACACTATCAACATAGCTTTAATGTCAACTTGTAACATTAATAAAACAGTCCATATAGATGCCATACATGGTAAGCACATTGCAATTGGTTTAAATATCCAATGTTCCATTTTTTCACCTAAAAACCCAAATATCATGCCTTCCATAAAGCAAACATGAATACCTGTACAAATTAAACTTATCTCTATTAATTGCAACATAATTCAATTTCAGTTTCAGGTGTATCTTTGGGAATGAATTTTAATACCAATTGTTTATATTCTACATCACAATTACCAATCGCTTGCAATTCGCATCCATCGTATAACTCAAATAACAATAGCGAATACTCTGTTATCAATCCAATAGGGTAATCAGTTAAGTCTATTGTAAAATCAGCACCATAAACAGTTATTTCACGCTCATACTTTTGACCGAACTTATCAGTAATTACAGATTTATAAACACCGCTATCTAATGCAGTAGGCACAATAACCGATTCTGCACATAAAGGGATATCTACATTCCAAACACAAATACAACTCATTTTATCTATTTTAGACAAATTTAATAAAAAAATTACATATTGCGTATAAAATCTGACATAAATACATTTAAAAAGTAGCGCAGGCAGTCAAGGGCATCACTTTGTTGCGCTGGGTCATTCCTGTCTGTCTTTTTAATAGTTCCATCAGGCAGTATTTCAACGTGTTTCATGTCAAATATCAAATCTTTAGCACCTTCAGTGTCAAAGTAACAAGGGTAATGTTCCAACACAGCATTAACAAGCACTCTATTTGTCTTTAACGGTGGATTTGGCACTAAGTACATATATTTTGAAGGTATGTTTAATTTTTGCTGGATAATGTCGTAATTGTGATAATTGTCTTCGTTTAACGTTCCACGTGTTTTACCTGAATAGTCACCCGTAACATAGTACAAAGGTGCTGGATAATTCAATCGGATATACTCGCATAATTCATATGTATTTGCGTTCATTAACTTAATTACTATCGGAACGTGTATTGCACCGTCATATTGCTGAATAATCGTGCAACAAAATGGATTCCTGTTAAAGTCAAATGATAAGTAAGTGATTTGAGTAGGGTCGTATTTCGTTTCTCTTATGTGTTTCTCTTCTCTAAACGTATAAACGAACTTAGCATCCGTATCATAATTTGTCCAATCGCCTTCAATCATTATCTTACGTGAACGCTCATCCAGGTTCTGCCATGCACTCCATTGGTCATTAGTAACAAATGGGTTATCAACAGGACTTGCATTAATATAGTAGAATGGTGTGTTTAGCGTATTCTTTTGATATGGAACGTATATAAAGTCTTTTACCCATGTTTGGGTAGGGTTAAACGATGAGAATATAAATGGTGGTGGCATCTTAGTTACATAGTGAGAACCTGAACGCTCTAATGCACGATACCACATCTTCTGACTTAACTCCTCCACTTGCTCAAGGAAGAAACCATTACACTCTAATCCTAAGAAATCATTTAATTCAGGGTCAGACGTTATATTTTCGCCCTTGAATATTATCTTGCTGCCGTTCTTGTGCTTAACGAAACAGTTAGACTTATCTCGTGACCATTTCCAGTTAGGTGAAGTCCCGATTATCTTTTCAATGGATGGGATGGTGGTGGTAGTTAGTGCCGGCATATCTGCACGTACAACAACCCATTTAGAATTAGGAAACATTCGGCAAAGTATAGTAAGGATGGTAAGAATACAGAACGTTTTACCGCCACGAATAGCACCTCCGTAAAAGAAATACTTATTATAGTCTTCTAATCCGTTCTGTTTTTTCTGAATAGCATACATAACCTCGTTAAAAAGTTCCTTCTGCTTTTCATTCTTAGATAGGTCAACTGTTACCATTTATAATTCAATTTCCGTTCCATCGGGTAGCTTTGCAACTACTTTTTCAGATACGATTATGTCGTTTTCTATCTTTTCAGTTAATCCATTTAATCGCTGTGTAATTGAAGGATTGTAGATGCCTGCCATACCACCGTTTATTTGGTCTTTACGGCACTTTCTTTTAATCGCGCGACAGATAGTGGCATATTCAGTATATCTTTCATCTTTATTGCTAAAATAGTCACCTAAATCGTTTATAATACCTAATTCAAAAAGGTAATCTTCAAATGAGTCAACAGTTAATGGAACTTCTTTTTTCTTTTTTACTAATTCGGCATCTTTCCCTACATAATCTTCAACTATAATTGGATTGCTTTTTGCGTATAATTCATACTCTTTAAACAATTCCCATAACCTTTCAGGTGTTTCTATGTATTTATGCTTACCCATTTAAAAGGCTTTTAATTTCTTCAATATTATGTTTTACATCGTCATACGTCTTAATTTCAAATATCCACTTTTCCTTTTTTTTGCTGTAATTAGACATTGATAAATCCATTATGTCTGCCATATCTTTACAGGTTAGGTACGGATATTTTTCTTTTGTAAAATGATATGCGTATAAATTTTCAGGGTAAATTTCGTTATTTATACAGATTGTTTTTATATGATATAGATAATTTCGGTATTCTTCTAATGACTTCGGGCGTATTGTTACCTTAAAATTCTTTGATAATTCTTGTATGATGTCGCTTAGTTCACTCATTTTAATAGTCCATTTTCTTTTAACCCATACATAAACGCACATAAAGCACCCATTTCAGAAACAAAAAACTGACTTGTTTGGAATTTAACCTCTTTCCCATCAATTACAACTTCAGTATAAAATAAACCATCAGAATCTTGATAGTTTTTTATAACACAAAAATCTAATGCTATTTGTAAGTATTGTTTTTTCATTTAATTTCTTCTTTTAACCATTCATAATACATTACACGACCGTTTATGTCTGAATAACCACCTTTTTGCCATGCTATCGGTTTTTTTAGAACGTAAAAATAATTAAATTTTTGCAAATTTGCAAAATAACAATCAACAGGCTCTTCAAATGCATATAACAAACGATGCCTTAATCTGTATATTGAATCTTTCTGTATATTTACTATATAAGCATGAGTAGTTAGCGTTTTTACGCATATTGAAATTGTATCGTTAACTTTTATAGGTTGTTCTCGATGCGTTCCACTTAAATAACATAAATCCCAATTTTCAGGTAACTGTAAATCATTAATTCTTTGTAAAAAATCATCTGATAACTCACAATCATCTTCCAATACCAAGCAATTACTTAACCCCATAATTTGCGCTCTCTGTAAAACTTGTCCGTGCGATGCTGTACAACCTACATTTGCATTATCTGATGCATATTTAGCTTTTATCTTCTTTCCGTTTACACCGTTAAAAACTTCGTATTCAAGTCCAAATGCATCCAATTGAGATGTAATTGAATTTAGCCTATCTTTACGATGTGGCAATGTTATTATAAAAATATGGTCTAACTGCATTTAAACAATGTTTGTTGTAAAGTTTTTTATAATTACATAATCGTTACATAATATAAAATTCAGTATTTCATTTTCTTTTTCTGTCATTAAATTTCTTGGCTTTAACACAGCTATAAATTTATAATAAAATCCTTCAATAGAAACCAAATGCCTATTTTCTTCAAAAACTTTTATTGGGTCTGTTAACTGCATATCATATCAATTTCAAACCATGCCTTGTCTCGTCTGCGACATTCCGCCTTAATTCCGTGCCTTAGAAACATCATTTTTTGTTTCATTGTTAGCTGTCGTGCTGAATACCAGTTAAGTATTCTTTTGTTAACACTTTCTTTGACCGCCTTAATCAGTGGCTTTATTTCGTCTGTATTCATTTATTTTTAAAATTAAATCATCTAAATAAATAATTAGTTTTATCATTGAAATACTTAAAAAGAAAACACCCGCTGTTGCTAAGTACGCCACAAAAGTTGCAAAAAAAACCAACAAATAATGAAATAATAAAAAATATAACTATATATAATAAAGAATATATTCCGTATTCAACTAATTTATCTGTATTCATACTCAAATATAAGATTTTAAATTTAATTTACAAAATTTATTTTTGTGGTTCTGGTCTATTTATCCAATGTTTTTCTTTTGCCTGTTGTAGTTTATTTTCCATCTTTTATCTCTTTTGCTTTGTTGATTGTTAATTGATATGCCATTCCCATTGCACCTGAACAAGATGCAACATTTTCCATTTCTGATTCTCTAAATGATGATTCTTGTATTTTGCATGATTCAACAGCTTGTTCCATCCACTCAATCAATTCATCTAACTTGTCTTTCTGTGGGTACTTGCTTTCGTATAATTCACAATCTGTACTATGAATTACATTGTTAAATGTTTCATCTACTGTACGGCTGTTGCATGTGCAATCTTTATGTGGCATAACTTAAATTTTTTCTATTAACAAAAGTTTTTTTACCGTTTTGGTTTCGGCTTCTATAAATGCCGTCATGTTTTTATGATAAGCCTCTGCTTCTTCTTCACATGATATATTTTTACCATCCATTAATTTTACTGGATTCACAACAAACATTCCTTCATCTTGTATCGCTTTTTGGATTTTATTAGCAAACATTCCGTTTTTATCTTTTCCGTAACATCCGTTTCTATCACAGTATCCGCCTTTATGGTAATCACTTTGACTGCATGATGAATTACAAGAAGCCATTTTATCGGTAACTTCAAAATCAAAGTCAAACGCTGGTAGTGTGCATATACCGTGTATTTTAAAATTCCCTTTTGGTAAATCAATATAAGATAACCTATGGTCTATTTTATAACCTACCCTTGTTTTATTATGTATAAATTCAAAATCATAAGCATCACTCGGCACAATCACACCTAATATCTTATCGGTTATTTGTATTACGTTTTTCATTTTATACTGTTTTTTTAGTTTTAAATATATTCAAATTTTAAATCAGAATCAATATTCCTATAGCAAGTTATAAGAATCGTAGTTAAATTTTTAGGATTTTCTAATTTAGGAATAGATAATTTACCTCTTAGTAATTTATTTTTAACTGAATAAATTATAGATTTTGTTTGAAATGCGCCAACCTCTAACATATATCTTTGATTATTATAATTAACAAAAATGTAGTTTGTTTGGGTTCTTGATGTTGAATTTCTTACCGCCATTGTGATTTTATTTTAATGCAATATACAACTTATTTTCTTATTGTGTATCATTTTTGTAATTTATTATGTTATTTAGAATCTGTCTAAATAAGCTCTTTAATCTCATTGTATAATGCCGTGTATTTTTCATTACCCACCTCTATAAGATTATTGTGCTGTTTTATGGAATTATAAATGCTTGTTCTATTTTGATTAAATGCATCTGTGATAATTAAATCTCCAACACTTCTTTTGAAGTTAATTTTTTCAAACTCACGAAGGAAAATATATATTAAAGCAAACCGATAAAATACAATTTTATCAGTCCTTATTTTTTCAGTTACATCTATGCCGTATTTTTCGCTCACCAAATTAATTGACAGGTGACAATACGTTTTAAAGTTTTCTAATTCAATCATTGTTTTCGTATTAAAAAGTTATTGTATCTTTTTGCAAGTTCTATATCATTAATTTCACCTTTGTCTAAAAGTTCTTTTAATTCCATTAACTTATCTTCATTTTCTTTGTGATACTGGTTTGTTTTAACAGCACGTTCTATTTTCCCTTTACGCTCTTTTTCAATAGCTGTATTTTGCTTTTCCTGTAATTCCTTACCAAACGTTGCAAATAGCTTATTTACCGTTTCATCTGAATCCGACTTAACGACCTTAACGTTTTTTTGATTTGATAAAAACTGCTCCTTTACATCACATCTTTCATTCTCGTAATAATTGCTAAACTCAATTAGCTTTATAGCTGTTATTTTACCGCCATACGTCTTTAATTCAGGTATATCTTGTCTCTGCCGTATAAACTTAAAGAACATTATAATATCGTCTAAATTCCAATCTCTACGCAAGTCAATTATATCTAAAGCAAATTGGTTTGCTGTTGCATCTATTTGGCTATCTGAAAAATTAGCTAATAAAAATCTTTGAGTAAGTTTGAAAATAGATTTTATCAATTCTAATTCAGTTGTCGGATTATTAGCCAACGTAAAAAGATTTTTTTCTTTACTTAAAACGCATTGCTCAATAGTTAAATTTCTTTCATATCTACCTAATTCAATCTGATTAAATGTCACCGTAGGGTGTAGAGTTGTCTGGGTAGTTTGTTTTTGGAGTTGATTGTTTTCCATATATTGAATTTTTAAATTGTTGTGGATTAATTTTTGCTTGTATAACTTGCTCTTTGTACTTATTACAGTTCTTTGCGCTAAATAATGTTGAAGGCGTTAAGTATTGCCTCATTTTATCATCATTTATCCATTCCATTGTTTTTAATTGGATAATTTCTTTTAATTCATCTGAAGTATAACCTTCTTTTAAACGTGCCGAAATATCTGAATATGAATTTTTGTTTTTAAAATCAAAAGCACGATTTGCAGTTTCATTTAAAAAAATCAAAATTTCTTGAGCGGGTAATAAAATTTCTATTTCATTTTCTTTACTTTCTTTTTTTTCATTTAATTCCTTTCCTTTTTTTTCTTTCCTTTCCTTTATAGCATTGCTATCGCTATGCGTTTGCATTGCGTTCGCATTCTCTTTATGTTTTTGCCACCTATAATGTGCTGATTTTGATGCCTTTGCAGATTTTTCGTTTCTTTCATTTAACCTACGTTCTATTGATATAGAGCCAAAATTTGTACCTTCAAATACAAATAAATCAAAGTCATGAATAATACTTTTTATCGTATTTATATCCGAATGGTAATCAAATGCAATGCCTTCGTAATCCGTTTCTAATGCGTTCGCATTATTATACAAATCTTCTACTATTGCCCAGAATATGCCATATCCTTGCATTTTGTGTTTACGAATAAGACGTTTAATTTTTTCGTCTTGACGTGCGTTAAAATCATGTGAAAAGTAAAAAGTATCTTTTGCCATACAACCATTTTTATTACGACCATAAAAAAATAATGCGGTAAGGTTGGTCGTATTACCTTTTACTTGTATGCCTACAAAACCGCTTACGCAAATATAGCAATAGTATTCTATATTTGCAAGTGTTTTTTAAAATAAACTTACTTGTCTTTTTTCTTCAACAGCATGTAATAAATTCTTTTTAGCCAAATCATAATAGCTCTCTTTTAATTCAAATCCTATTGCTTTTCTATTCATTTTAACAGCCTGAAATACTTCGCTACCAATACCCATAAAAGGAGTGAATACAGTATCGCCTTTGTTAGAGTATAAATGAATTAGTCTTTCAATGGTATCTAATTGTAAAGGGCAAATATGTTTTTCATCATTTCCATCTCTGCCATCTCTGTAACCTTGCAAAGTATTACCGTAATCAATATCCATCCAAACAGGCGAAGCGTATTTTTGCCATAAGTCAACAGGTAAATCTATATTAGTTACAGGATTGTTTCTTTCGCCATCTTTACGGAAAATCATAACATAGTCAGGTATTCCTACACGTGACATCGTAGAATCTTTTTTAATCTGCTTATGTAATAACCCTAATGCTTTTGTTCTTTGCATTTCTACAACAGGGTCTTTCCAAATAGTTACACGACTTGCATAAATAAATCCAGCATCTTCAAAAGCTCTTAATATCATACCTGAAAAATCTCTTAATCCAATAAATCCCTCTTTTCCTTTTTGAATAGGCAAATCCATACAGTGAACGGCTACATTACGACCCGAAATAAGCACTCTATAAAGTTCTTTGATAAGGAATCCGAACTGAGTTAAAAACTCGTTATAATCCTTTGAATTACCCATATCCTCTAAGTGTGAACTGTAAGTATAAAGTTCTGCAAATGGTGGACTAAATACGCTTAATCCTATACTTTCATTAGGTAGTTCCTGAATAAGTTGCACACAATCACCACGTTTAATTTTATACCATTCGTTTTCTTCCGCTTCTATATTAAAATCAGAAGCTGACATTAAATGTCCGTTTAAGTTAGCATTAATTGCTTTTGCCATTTCATCTTGCATAATTTCAAATTGTTTTTGTTTGGTATCAATAGCTTGTCTAACATTTGCCATTGTATCAGTTGTGATTAAAAATATATTTACTTCATTTTTTTGACCGAATCGGTAAGAACGTCTAATAGCTTGGTATAAACCTTCAAAACTAAAATCTAAAGATGCAAATATCTGATTTCGGCAGTTCTGAAAATTCATACCAAAAGAAGCTATTTTAGTTTTAGTTATTAGTATCCTAAATTCATTATTTGCAAATCCTAATAATTTTTCTTTTTTCCATTCGTTTGTATCACTACCTTTAACTTCAATAGCATCTGGTAATAATTTACGCAACATTTCACCCTCTTCATTTTGCTTAACCCAAATAATAAAATTTTCATCGGGTCTTGAATTAACAATATTTACAACTTCATTTAATCTTTCAGTTTTAGTTAATCTTAACTCTTGATTGAAATTAGTAGCTGAAATAATAGCATCATTGAACAATTGACCGTTATCTCTATTAGGTGTTATTATTAGTTTCTCAATTAAATTTAAAGTAGGTAAATCATATCCTATCATATCAAATCCAATATCCTGCGGTTTATTTAGCATTATTGCCCATGTTCCAATAAACTGATAGAATAACTTAACAGCATGACCTTTTAAACGCCATTTAGCAGTTTCACCTCCATCGTGTACAAAATACATTGCCAACATTTCATTACGGCTCATTACGTCTAAAAATTCGCTATGATTACCTAATTCCATAGGGTCGTTTGGTGAAGGTGTTGCTGTACACGCCAACTTATATGGAGTGTATTTGAATTTTTCTAAAATAAGGTTTTTAGTAGCACCTTCAAAGTTTTTAAGAATACTGCTTTCATCTAAGACAACACCACCATAAGAATAGGAATCAATATTTTCTAATTGCTCATAATTGTCGGCATCAACATAGTCAATATTAATTTTAAACTTTTTAGCTTCTCTTTTTGTTTGCTCAACAACAACCAAAGGTGCAAGTATTAAAACTCTTTTATTGGTTGCTTTTGTAACCTGAAATGCCCATTCTAATTGCATCAAAGTTTTACCTAACCCGCAATCGGCAAATATTGCATACTTACCAGCTTTTAAAGCACGTTTAACTATGAATTTCTGAAAGTCGAACATATTTTTATTTAGTTCGCTTTCTTGAACATTGAATCCGCTTTCAATGTGTTTTTTCTGTTTTTGTTCTAAAAATTGTTTATATTCCATTATTTTTTGTAATTAAAAAACCGCATCCTAAAAATCCGATAGTACGAGTATCATCATTAAAGAATGCGGTAAATTGTTAATATTGTTACTATCTCGTACATAGTTTAATTATTTTGCAAATATACTATTTATTTTTTACAAAGTTCTTTATATTTGATATTTTGTTTCATAAATACCTAATCTTTCATTAATTTCTATTCTTTTTTTTATCCGCTCCGTATCGCTTAGAACCCTTAAATCTGATTCCAATTCTTTTACAATAGTTCTGCTAATAGATATTTTTTCTTTCAATTCAGGAATATCTATTTTTAAAATCGGAAAGTCTAAAACTATTTGAAACTTAATGTACTCCCAAAATTCACGCCCGAAATGTTCTATAATTCCATCGTCATAACCATGTACATTTCCGCCTAATTCACTATTGCATTTATTGCAACCTAAGTATATATTAAGTAAATTGTATCTTAGTTTACTATGTGAGCCTACCGACTTAAAATGACAGCCGTTTGATTTTTTAGGTACACAATTACAAGATATGCAGTTTTGACCGTAATCAATTAAACGTGCTATCTTATTTATCAAATCTTGTAAGTCGGATTTATAATCGCTAATAGTCTTTAACTTCTCTTTAAGTTCTTTCTTTTCGGCACGTTCTTTCTTGTCACGCTGTTTTTTAACGTGTTTTTTTGCACGTTCTACTGTGCAGTTGAAACAATACGGCTGAATAGATTTTATAGGCTCAAATAGGATGCTACACGCTTTGCATTTTTTCAAAATGGACATTTTATTTTTTCTTTTCGTTTATTTTCGGACTCAATTATTTTAGGCAATTCACGCTCTATTTTTTCTCTTATTGCCTTGCGAACAAATGAGCTTATATTTATCCTATTTTTCTTTAATTCCGAAAATAATATCATATCATTTTGCGTAAATCTAAATCTTTGAATATGTGTTAGTTTATTCATTTTTGTCCTACATTTATTGCGTATATCGACAAGTTATAGGTCATTTTGCACATAAGCGTTACAACTATGGCA